AATCAGCTGGCGCTCAATGCCGGATGGGATGAGGAAATGCTGTCGGTCGAATTATCCGACCTGCAGGATCAGTCCTTTGACCTCTCGCTCCTTGGCTTTGATGCCGGTGAACTCGACAAGCTCCTCGGCACCGAAAACGAAAAGGACATCGCCGATGACGACTTTGACCTGACTTCCGCTTTGGAGAAGGCTTCCTTCGTGGAGCCCGGCGACATCTGGACAGTCGGCAGGCACCGCCTCATGTGTGGCGACGCCACTTCTCCGGAAGATGTGGAAAAGCTCATGGACGGCAAGAAAGCAAACCTCATCCTGACCGATCCTCCTTACGGCGTATCCTTCAAAGCCTCGGACGGTCTGACGATCCAGAACGACTCCTTAAAGGGCGAGGAATTTTACAAGTTCCTTCTGGCGGCATTCAAGAACATGGCTGACCACCTCGAAAAAGGCGGAGCGGCCTACTGCTTCCATGCAGACACCGAAGGCCTCACCTTTAGGAAGGCATTCATTGACGCAGGCTTCCATCTCGCCGGTGTGTGTATCTGGGTAAAGAACAGCCTCGTGCTCGGTCGCTCCGATTATCAGTGGCAGCATGAGCCGGTGCTCTACGGATTTTTGCAAAACGGCAAACACCCGTGGTATTCCGACAGAAAGCAGACGACCATCTGGAACTATGACAAACCAAAGCGTAATAAGGATCACCCGACCAGCAAACCGCTGGATCTTCTGGGCTATCCTATAAAGAACTCCTCTCAGGAGAATTCTGTGGTCATTGATACATTTGGCGGCTCCGGCTCCACGCTCATGGCCTGCGAACAGCTCAACCGTATCTGCTGCATGATGGAGCTTGATCCGAAATACGCCTCTGTCATCCTCCGGCGCTATGTGGAGGATACTGGCGATACGGAAAATGTGTATGTAGTAAGAAACGGCGAAAAGCTCTACTACTCCGCTCTGGCAAAAGAGGTCGAGACCTCTCCGACGGCGGGTGTATAGTACACAATTTCTGCCCTGTATATTTGTCGATTATATTCCTTTGAAATATCGAGAAAACGCTTGCTATATAAGGCTTTCAGAGTGATGTATATACATGCCAAAAGGCACAGCCAAAAACCACATTTGAAAAACGGAGGTACACACAATGAAAGCAAACTACAACGTAACCGGAAAAGAAAGAAAAGCACTGGTCGCAGCCATCGCAGAGCTCACCGGCGACAAGGCAGTCTACAAGTTCATGCCCACCTGCGCCTTCGAGATCGGCGACATCACGGTCGACAAGGAAGGCGGCGTCACCTGCGAGGACGCGGACAAGCTGGAGCGCCTGATCCACAACCTCATCGCGGACGGCTTCACTCCGGCTGAGGAAATCGAAAGCACCGACGAGGAAGCCACCGCAGAGGAACCGGAAGCGGACGAAGGCACCGGCCTCACGGTCAGCCTCCCGCTGGAGAAGGCTGCGGTCGGAAACCTCACCAACCTCCTAACCGCCAAGGAAAGCCTCATCAAGAAGGCACTCGGCATTGACGATCTCGGCATCGAGATCACAGAGGATAAGGTCACCTTCCCTTGGTTTTCCGAACTGCCGGAGCCGGAAGCAGTCAAGGCTTACACCCACTTCATCGCAGCCCTTTGCAAGATGAGTAAGGATTTGAAGCGGGTAAGCGCCACCGAGAAGGAAGTCGACAACGAGAAATACGCCTTCCGCTGCTTCCTCCTGCGGCTTGGCTTCATCGGAAACGAGTACAAGGCCGAGCGCAAGATTCTCCTTCAGAACCTTTCCGGCAACTCCAGCTGGAAGAACGGCGCACCGGAAAAGGAGGTGGCGGCATGCGAATGATAAAGCAGCACGAGCTTGAGGCGCTCCGCCTGCGCTACCCGGCAGGCACCCGCGTGGAGCTTCTTCAGATGGACGATGTACAGGCTCCACCCATCGGCACCAAGGGAACGGTCACGGGTGTCGATGATACCGGAAGCCTTATGGTGAACTGGGATAACGGCTGCGGTCTGAACGTGATCTACGGCATTGACCTTGTCAGGAAGGTGGTGGAATGAGATGGATGAAAAAGTAAAAGAACAGATTCTCGCCATCCGGGACACCGGCCTTACAAACATGTTTGATGTCACCGCCGTCCAGCGGCTGGCCTACGAGAGAGACTTCTACGAGCTGGTTCTCTACCTTGAGGATCACCGGTCGGAATACGCAAAATTCATCCTGACCGGCGAGGCGTAAACTACACAATTACGGCCTCGGATATTCCCGCAGGATTGTCACATATATTCTCCGAATTAACTTGCTATTACAGGCGTTCAGAGTGATATATGTACATACCAAAAGGAACGCAGAACAAGGAGGAAACCACCATGAAGTACACAATCGAAGCCATTGAGAACGCAAAGCCCGGAATGAAATGGGACGAGATCGGATGCCACTGGACACTCGGACAGGCCTACCTTTACAGCAAGGAAGCCGGAAACGACCTGCCGAACTTCGCCGAGGTCATTTGGGACGACGACATCGAGGCGATCCTTTCCGACTGCAGGAAGCTGGGAGTGAAGGAATTCACGATAAGCTCCACCTTCTCCAGCCTGATCGAGACCATCGCCCGCTTCGAGGAGCTCGGCTGCACCTTGGACGGCATCGTCAGAGTCAAGGAACGCTACACCCACTTCGGAAGCGACGACCGCGCCCTGATCCCGGCTTTCAAGATGACGGTAAAGGAGGCGTAAACCATGTGGAGCGAAGGAACAATCGGAATACCGGATGCAAAGGACAAAGGAAAATACACGGTTTGCCACTACTGGGTAAAGCACTACGAGGAGCCCAGCGAGGAATACGGGATCAACGGCGGGAGGATTTCCAAGCTGATGATCAAGATTAACGGAACGGTCACAGCCAACTACGACAGAGGCTGGGACATAGAGCCAGAGGATGAGCCGACGCAGCTGGCCTACATGATCCTCCTGCAGAACTACAACTAAAACCCCTGAGAATGAATATTCCGGGAGACAAGAGCCACACGGCTCTTTCTCTCGTACTGATACCAAGATCGCTACGGCGGTCTTTTATTTTGCCCGGAAGGAGGCGGCTTTCATGCCAATGCGAAAACTGAAAAAATACAAGCCGACCCGCTTCATGGCCGAGTCCTCTCACTACAGCAAGCAGATGGCGGATTTTGCTGTGATGTTCATCGAGCAGCTCTGCCATACCAAAGGCACATGGGCGGGAAAGCCCTTCGAGCTTATCGACTGGCAGGAAAGAATCATCCGCGACCTGTTCGGAACGCTGAAGCCAAACGGCTACCGGCAGTTCAATACGGCCTACATTGAGATACCAAAGAAGATGGGCAAGTCCGAGCTTGCCGCAGCTGTCGCCCTGCTTCTTTGCTGCGGCGACGGCGAGGAACGCGCCGAGGTCTACGGCTGCGCTGCCGACCGCCAGCAGGCCACCATCGTTTTTGATGTGGCTGCGGATATGGTCAGGATGTGCCCGGCCTTAAACCGGCGCGTGAAGATACTCGCCTCCCAGAAGCGGATCATCTACGAGCCGACGAACAGCTTCTATCAGGTGCTCTCCGCAGAGGCCTATTCAAAGCACGGTTTCAACATCCACGGCGTGGTCTTTGACGAGCTGCACACCCAGCCCAACCGTAAGCTCTTTGATGTTATGACCAAAGGCTCCGGTGACGCCAGAATGCAGCCGCTCTACTTCCTGATCACGACCGCCGGTAACGATACAAACACCATCTGCTACGAAGTCCACCAGAAAGCGCAGGACATCCTTGACGGCAGAAAGGTTGACCCGACCTTCTATCCGGTCATCTACGGTGCGGACGCATCCGAGGACTGGACTGACCCGGAGGTCTGGAAGAAGGCAAACCCGTCGCTGGGCATCACGGTCGGCATCGACAAGGTGGAAGCCGCCTGCGAGTCCGCCAAGCAGAATCCCGGCGAGGAGAACTCTTTCCGGCAGCTACGCCTTAATCAATGGGTAAAGCAGGCCATCCGCTGGATGCCAATGGAGAAATGGGACGCCTGCGCCTTCCCGGTAAACGAGGACGACCTCGAAGGTCGTGTCTGCTACGGCGGCCTTGACCTGTCCTCCACCACGGATATCACTTCCTTCGTGCTGGTCTTCCCGCCAAGGGATGAGGACGACAAGTATGTGATCCTCCCGTACTTCTGGGTGCCGGAGGATACGCTGGATCAGCGCGTCCGGCGCGACCATGTGCCTTACGACATCTGGGAAAAGGAAGGATACCTCGAAACCACCGAGGGCAACGTCATCCACTACGGCTACATCGAGAAATTCATCGAGCGGCTGGGTGAACGGTTCAACATCCGCGAGATCGCCTTCGACCGCTGGGGAGCTGTCCAGATGGTACAAAACCTTGAGAACATGGGTTTCACCGTCGTTCCCTTCGGTCAGGGCTTCAAAGATATGAGCCCGCCCACGAAGGAGCTGATGAAGCTGACGCTGGAAAAGAAACTCGCTCACGGCGGCCACCCGGTGCTCCGCTGGAACATGGACAACATCTTCATCCGCACTGATCCTGCCGGAAATATAAAGGCCGACAAGGAAAAGTCCACGGAGAAGATCGACGGTGCCATCGCAACCATCATGGCACTTGACCGGGCGATCCGCTGCGGCAACGACAACGGTGCTTCTGTATATGATGGCAGAGGCATCCTTTTCATATAGGGAAAAAGCAATGTTGATACTTTCACTGATTGGCTTTCTGGTGATCCGGGAAGCCCTTAACGGATTGGAGGGATGGCTATGAGTATATTTTCAGGACTATTTCGGAGCAGGGATAAGCCCAAGGACGCGACCAGCGGAAGCTCCTACCGCTTCTTCTTCGGCGGCACGACCTCCGGCAAAGCTGTAACGGAACGCTCCGCCATGCAGATGACGGCAGTCTACTCCTGCGTTCGGATTCTTTCCGAGGCGATTGCTGGCCTGCCCGTTCACCTGTACCGGTATGACGGCAGCGGCGGCAAGGAAAAAGCGACAGACCACCCTCTCTACTTCATCCTGCACGATGAGCCAAACCCGGAGATGACTTCCTTCGTCTTCCGGGAAACGCTGATGACGCACCTGCTTCTGTGGGGAAACGCCTACGCACAGATCATCCGAAACGGCAAGGGCGAGGTCGTTGCTCTGTATCCGCTTATGCCAAACCGCATGACGGTTGACCGTGATGCAGACGGCCACCTCTACTACGAATACCAGACCTCACAGGATGAGGCGCACACGATGGACGGCAGCCGCATCAGGCTTCTGCCAAGCGATGTGCTGCACATTCCCGGTCTTGGCTTTGACGGCCTGATGGGCTACAGCCCGATTGCGATGGCAAAGAACGCTATCGGTATGGCGATTGCCTGTGAGGAATACGGAGCTAAGTTTTTCGCTAACGGCGCGACGCCCGGCGGCATCTTGGAGCATCCCGGTGTGGTAAAAGACCCGGAGCGCGTCAGGGAAAGCTGGAACTCGGCCTTCGGCGGCAGCGCCAATGCAAACAAGGTGGCAGTTCTTGAGGAAGGCATGAAGTACACGCCTATCTCCATTTCACCGGAGCAGGCGCAGTTCTTGGAAACGCGGAAGTTCCAGATCAATGAGATTGCTCGTATTTTCCGCATCCCGCCTCACATGATCGGCGACCTTGAGAAATCGAGCTTTTCAAACATCGAGCAGCAGTCGCTGGAGTTCGTGAAATACACGCTCGACCCGTGGGTCTGCCGCTGGGAACAGTCCATGCAGCGGGCGCTTTTGTCTATGGATGAGAAGAAGGAATACTTCTTCAAGTTCAATGTGGACGGCCTGCTTCGCGGAGACTACCAGAGCCGCATGAACGGCTATGCGACAGGACGCCAGAACGGCTGGATGAGCGCCAACGATATCAGGGAGCTGGAAAACCTCGACCGTATCCCGGAGGAGGAAGGCGGCGACCTGTATCTGATAAACGGCAACATGACCAAGCTCAAGGACGCAGGCATTTT